TACCCATAAAACAACTCTTAAACCCATTCCATTTTTCATATCATCTTTTGTAATATCATGATATCTCATAGTATACTCCATATATTAATTTAATAAGTATTATAGACCAATATCTATTATTTTTCAATATTGGTCTATAATTTTATTTAATTACATTGATTTTCTTTCAGCAATTTCTGCCATTTTTGCTTCATTCAATCTTGTATGACCATGAACTCTTGAATATGCAAGATAACCATTCATTCTATCAATTTTTGTTAAATTCTTAGAACCACATTTTGGACAGACATCCATATCCAATTCTTCATGTCCACAATCATCACAATAACTCAATGAAAGATTGACACCTTCATAAAAACCCATATCCATTGCTCTCTTTACAAGAACTTCAAATGCTTCACTATTATAGTTAATTGGATATCTAACATATTGAATCTTACCACCATTTAATAAATTCCAAAATCTTCCTTCTAAATTTTGTTTTTCAATTGGACTAATATCCTCTGTAACATGACAATGGAAAGAGTTGCTTACATATGGTCTATCGGAAACATTTTTAATCACACCATATTTTTTAACAAATTGTTTAATTTGTAATCCACATAAACTTTCTGCTGGTGTTCCATATAAAGCATATAAATTACCATCTTCTTCTTTAAATTCAACAACCTTTTTGTTAATATATTCCATAACTTCTAATGCAAATTGACCATCTTCAACCAATGATTTACCATTGTATAATTCTTGTAGTTCATTTAAAGCTGTGATACCAAATGATGCAGTTGCAGTCTTTAATAATGGTTTGATTTTATCACCAAAATCTAAATTACCACCATAAAAACCACCAAAGCAGAAACCCAATGGGTTGATTGATGCTCTCATATCACCAAGATATTCATATGTTCTGATATGTAATTGTCTAATCATTTCCAAATAATAGTCCAATACATCATAAAAATCTTTGTTTTCTTCTCTTGCTTTTGCTAAAATCATTGGTAAGTGTAATGATATAGCACCAATGTTAAATCTACCTACATATACTGGTTTATCATCTTCATCAGCAGGTGTCATACCACCTTTTTCAAACCAAGGAGATAAAAATGCACGACAACCCATAGGTGAAATAACTCTACCATATTTTTTATACATTTCTGAAATATAACCTTCACCAGTCATGGATAAGAAATCAGGATACATACAAGTTGATGAACATTCTAGTGCTTTTTTAAATACATCATTTAATTCTTTACCATCATCATGCAGATTTTTATCATATAAGAAAACAAGTTTAGGGAACAATACAGGTTTTTTATGACCTTCTTTACCTTGACCTTTCATACGAACTTCTAATGCAGTTTTATTTGCCATTTGTTCAAATTCGGTTTTACCCAATCCAAATGTCATTGTAATAAATGGATAATCACCTCTTGATGATGCAACTGTATTGAATTTATATTCCCAACCTTGAAAACCTTGTCTGAAATCTGTTTCCAAATCTTTTTTAGCAATCTCATTTGCTTTTACAAAGGGTAATCCTAATTCAGTATATTTGTCAAAGTATTTTTTATATGATTTTTCAGCATATGGTTTTAATATTTTATCCACTTCTGGTAATGTAAAACCACCATATTGTTGTGATGCCATTGCTAATGTAATGTCTCCAATAACATCAAATGCAACATCCAATGTCTTTGGTTCATTATACCAAATATTACCCATTTCAAATCCACCACTTAAAATATTTGAAATATCTGCCAAACAACAATTCATTGTGTCACGTCTTGCACTCATATCATGAATGTAAATATAACCATCTTTAATTGCTTGTAATTCGGGCTTTGTTAAAAAGAATTTTTTATACAACTCCTTGTTTAATTGATTAAATACTAAACTTCTCTTGGTTGAAACCAAAGCTGAATCAGAGTTTGCATTTTCTTTATCACCAATATACATAATTCTTTGTGATTCTTGATAAACATCATCAAGCATCTTAACAAAATCAATCTTATAATTACGATATGCTCTATAACAATTAGCAACTTTTTTATTAACTTTTTGTAAAACAACCTCAACAATATTATGAACTTGCTCGATTGGAACTTCATTTAATTCAGCACAATACTCTCTAACAGCAGATATAATCTTTGTGAGTTCCTCATCAGTTAATGTATGTAATGTCCTAACAGCAGCTTTTTTACATGCTTTGATAATTTTTTCTTCATTAAATGGTTCTTTTGTTCCATCTTTTTTGATTATATCTACCATATTATTCTCCTAAATTAAAGTGTTTGTATTTGTATTTATTTGTAACAAAAAATATCTTAAAATTTAATAAGTATTTGATTTTATTGATGTATTTTTTAAGTATTTGATTTTTCTAGGAATATTTACTTATACAATCTATTAATACAGATGAAGATAAAACTTCACGCAACCTTGGGTGAAGTGGTTTTGGTGGATTTTCTATATCAACCCAAGCATATCCACTATTTTCATTATTCAATGTTGGTATAAATTCTCTTGGGGTCAATATCAAAATTGAATGATATTCAAATTTTTTGTCTAATGATGTAAACTTATTAAATATTGACCACTTAGACACTTCAGGCATAAAACCAATCTCTTCAATTATCTCTCGTTGTAGTCCTTCCATAATCTTTTCTCCAACATGAATTTTACCACCAACAAGACTAAATCTATTTGGATATGATGACTTACTACTTCTCATAACAAACAAATATCTATTTGTTGAAGTACATTTAAATAAACCACCAGCAGAAATCAATTTACTCATATTCATAACCTTATTTTTTTATTAAATATATACTATTTAACTTCAAATGTCAAGTATTATTTTAATAATAAATAATTTTATATAGCATTTGAGGAATCATTATGAATACTAATATTATTGAAGTTAGAAAGAATGTGGCAAATTCCATATTAACCCGTTTGGGTGGAAATGAAATGGACATTGAATTAGATCCATCAACATTAGATAAATGTATTGATTTGGCATTGGCAAAATTAAAACAACGTAGTGATGCAAGTGAAGAAGAATCATTAGTATTATTATCATTAGTCCAAAACCAAAAAGAATACATTTTACCCAATGAAATTATTGAAGTTCAACAAATATACAGAAAAGGTTATGGGAGAGCTAATAGTTCATTATCAGGTCAAAATATGGACCCATTTGCATATGCATGGACAAATATGTATATGTGTGGTTTAATGGGTGCTTCAAAAGTTGGTGGTTTAGTAACATTTGATTTAAATACTAGTTATTTAAAAACAGCAGGAAAAATGTTTGGTATGTATATGAACTTTTCATTTAATCCAAATACACATAAATTAGTATTAGCTGAAAATCCAAGATGTAATAATGAAATTATTTTACTCCATTCATGGGTTGATAGACCAGATTATATGGTATTACAAGATAGATATTCTGGTTTGTGGGTTGAAAACTGGGCACTTGCAGAGGCAAAAGAAATATTAGGTCAATTAAGAGAAAGATTTAGTAGTGGTTTACCAAGTCCAATGGCTGGGTCAACAAATCAAAATGGTGCTCAATTAAAGCAAGAGGCAAAAGCAGAAAAAGAACTTCTTGAAAAAGAACTTATGCACTTCACACCAGGTGGTTATATCCCATCTATATTCCACGGATAATCATATAATATACATCATAATTTATAAGGATTAATATGACTTTACTTCAAGAAAGAATATACCCCAATATACCCGATAATGTTTACAAGGTTATTTTAAACATAACATCAAACAATGGTGTTGCCAATGCTAAAACCAAATGGGTTTGTCAACAAGTTACTGATAAAAAGATTCGTTCTTTAGATGATGGTGAAGAAGACTATGAATTAAATGATTTGTTGTATTCTTATGACAAATTCAAAGATAAACTTAAACCAATAATGGATTATAAAGATAGATTTGAACTTGAAGATGATATAGCAAGAGTTAGAAATAATGGTTATTTAACACAATCTGAATTAATAGCTAGAGCTAGAAAAGGTGCTAAAAAAGTTTATAATGATGAAAACTTTGTTATATATCATATACTTAATGTTGATGCTTGTAGAAGATATGGTGCTAACACAACTTGGTGTTTAACTAACAGAGCATCAGATGATTCTTTTAATCATTATAAAGAAATGTCAGATGGAGAAATCTATTTCATCATAGATAAAAACAACAAAGATATTAAATATGCTTGTGTTGGTGATTGTATGTATGATGAAACAGATTCCCTAATAATGAAAATACCAGACGAGATTGAAAATTATTCATCAAGAGAAATTTATGATGATGAATTGGCTTGGAGAATTAATGATAATCCAGCTTTAAGAGATGTTATCCCTTATGCATTCCCATCATTTGATAAGAAATTGGTATTAGACACTGTTGATATTTGTGCTCAACTCTAACCAATTTCTCTATGTAAGTCTTCAATAGTGATAATTAAGTTATCTCTCTCTTGTTGTAATGCCTTATTAACTTCATTTAAGTAATCAACCTTATTAGTCAAATCATCAATACGTTTGATTAAAATTGAATTTTGTGTCTGTAAACTAGTTATTGTATTCTTCAACATTTTTGACTCTCTAATTACTGTATTTGCTTTTAATGATTTATAGTTAGAATAAATTGGTAATCTAACAAATTCCTTACCAGTATACATAATAAGTTTTTTGTTTCCTTCACCAACCATTAAATATCCATTTGTAATCATTTTTGAAAACATACGAGCAACTGTTCGTTTATCAACATCTAATAGATTTGAAATTGTTTCATCTGATCTGTAAAACAATTTACCTTTTGAAGTAATGTCAATAATATATTGTAAAATAAATCTCTCATTAATACTCAATTCAGGTGATCTTTTCATAATATATCTCCATTTATGTGTTAATTAATTTATGAATACATACATATCACATTTTATTTTTAATGTCAACAAATATTTTTTTATTTTTTATAATTTGTAGTTAAGTTGTCATACATTTTAGTTATAATGTCATTTATTACATTAATCATATTTAAAAACTATAAAAATTTGACAAAAAATATTTGTTGTTATAAGTCATTGTAAATATTACAAAAATACCTTAATGACAACTTAACTACAAAAATGCTCATTTTTTCACTACTTAACTATTTTTTAGGACAACTTAACTACAAAAGAGTCAATTTGTCATTTTTGAATCACTTAATGTCATATTTTTAGGACAACTTAAC